ATCCAGAAATAGAACTGGTTGCAGCTCCTGAATAAGTTAAATGACTATCTAAAAATTTAAAATCAGCAGCAGAGGTTTCATCAAAATCAAAATCAGAAAAAACTTCTACATATCGTTTGGTAGCTCCATTAATCGTTCTTTTGACAATAACCCAAAGTTCATCTTCAGTTAAAGTACCAGAAATACTAGCTACACTTTCAACTACACCATATCCTGTTGCGCTTGCACCAGATCCAAAAGAGCCACCTAATTTATGACGATGCCAGGCAACCACATTTTCAGATCGCTGATACGTAAGTGCTGCTAAAATTCCATCATCACGCACACACCATAAAATACTATCTGGTTCTTGTTGGTATGCCATTTCGACAATACCTGATGTGGTAACTGCATCATTTAATATAGTAAGGTCAGGAGCGACATATCCGTCTGTATCAAAATTATAAGCAAGCTCTCTAATTTTTCGTTTTGCTTTTTGTAAAAATAAAACAGCGTTACCAGCTAAAATACTATCGACATCTGCTGTTCCGTAAGAACTTTGACGTTTAATCGTAACATTGGTTGGTGTAACTGCAGCATCCGTTCCATCTGCAGATACGGTAAATTCACCGCCTGTAGTTCCTACAATTAAAGTTCGTTGTGCTTTTAAATATCGTATTCGGTTCACCTGGTTAGACGCAATTGTATAAACCATAGCGTCATCGGCATTGGTGCCTGTGGTCATATTTTCATAATCACCTGACTTAGAAAAATAAACCGTTTGTGGTTCCGTTGGTGTACCAGCAAAGACTAATCGCTGTTCAAAGAATGAAACACACGATGGATATAAAGTGGTAGCAGAAAATGCTCCTAGGCTCCAAATTTCGGTAGCGGTAGTTGCTGAAAAATTTTCTACAATATTAATGGTTACTACCGTTCCAGAAACATAACTCGCAATAGTAGCGTAACCACCATGTAGTTTTACAAATCGTCCTACATCGGTACTGACAAAAATAGAAGTCGATGCAGTTAAATTAATTCCTGATCCAGTTGTTGCTGCTGGCGTTAAAGTCGTAGTGGTTAAGTTCTCTGGTAAATAAGGACCATTGGTAAAATCAACAGAAGCCAAAGTCCAAGCCGTATGACCAGTTCGTGATAATTTTTTAACTGGATGATTTGGATGAGTGACATACATGACATCTGCGGACTGTGCGAATTTAATGTCAAATAACTCTGCTTCTAAATATGGACTAGCAATTTCATATGCAGATCCACCAGATAAAATTTGTCCTTTGTCTTTATAAAAACGAATATACTGATCGCCAAATTCCAACACATAGGTTTGTGTTGTAGAAAATTCAAAAGGTATTAATCTTGTTTTTTTCGTGCTGTCTTTAACTTCATCTACAAATTGCGTTCCCACTCTTCGTGTCGCTGCACCTTGTGGATGCACTAAAAAATTTTCTAAAGTTTTACAAGCGGAATTATATTTATCAAAATCAGTACGACCATCTAACTTTGGTGAAAACTCACCAGATACAAAGCTTGTTAATGCAAGTGTAGTTCTTGGCATTATAACCTCGCATCAGTAAATTCGTTGCTCTCAATCGTTCCTAAAGAATTTTCAGTAGCATCAATAAATCGTGCTTCTCGTAATCGTTCATCTGCAACTTCTTGGTAGTTTTTCGCAAGTGTTGCGTTATTAGTTACTGCATAAGCAATGTCAGCTGCAAGACCAGCAGCAAGTGCTTCTTGTAAATAGACATCAAATTCGTTTGGATCAGAAACAAGTGCGATATAGACTAAATAAACAGTTCCTTCGTTAGTCTTAATTTTTCTACCTTCGACCTGGTAATCAATATCACTTGCAATACTATCTGTTGCGCCAGTATGAATTTTTAATACTCTCAAACAATCCGATGGCAAAGTGTACGCATAACTATATTCGACAACTGGTGCGGTACTATCTTGTGCTAATTGAACTCGCTTGGTTAAACAGTTCCAGGCATGTGATCTAAAAATTCTATTGCGTACAGGTTCGTATCGTTGGTTACAAAGCCTGGCATTCTTACTATCATCGGTCAAAGCACTAATGGTGCTAGCTCCTAATAAATTTAATGCACTATTACATATATCAACTACCGATGCCATTTTGTACCTCTATGCAACCGACCTTTAATTGTACGGTAATGTTTTGATTAATAAAAATATTCATAATGTTTTCTAAAACTATTTCTGACTGTGCTTTGCACTCTTCTCTTGTGTTGAACAATTGATCCTGTTTCTCAAATTTGTAACAATCTTCTAAAAATGGACTGCATAACAATCCTATAATCATAAAAGTTTTCATGATGTGTGAGAGGCTGGCGATTGCTCGCCAACCTCGTCAAAGGAATGATTAGTCCGCCACGTAGTGGATTACTAATTGGATCGTTCCTGTACCAGAAGCACCACCCATAGTTACTGTAACAGGTACACCGTCTTTATCTGCATCGGTTACTGAACCAGATCCAAGCGCAATCGTTGCGCAAACATCTGTTCTACCTGCAGAAGCAGTTGATGTAGCCGCTAAGTAAGCAGCAGCAGCTGCGGAAACTGTAGCTCCGTCAGCGTCTGTATGAGCAGCATATCCTACTGATAAAGTAGTTGATGCACCCAAAGCGTCATAAGCAAGATAACCATCGATTACTCTTGCTCCGTTTGGAAGATTGAACATTTCAATAACATCGCCTGATGCTAATGAAGATGCTTCGTAATCAGCGTAAGCAACTCTAACTTTGCCGCTTAGCTCATTCGTATCAATCTTTTCAGAAGGTACATTTTGTGACCACTTAGTTTTTTGTGTTGAATAAACAGTTGCCATAAAATTACGCCTCCACGCTTTCTATCGTTACAATTTTAGATTCTTCCATCCTAGTTGCACCGATTGATTGACAAACGTACACTTGTGTAGCGTAACCTTTGTCACTTCGCTCATCTATTCTAGTCATGATGTCTTGACCGATAGCCAATTTCACACCATCCATAGCAAAAGCTAAGTTCAATCGTTTGTTTCCAGTTTTGGATAATCTGTTAGAAACGATAAAGTTAAATCCAAGGAACGTGTTAATTTCACCATTTGCCAATGCTTTAACAGTATTGAAATCTGATGATGTAACTTGTGTTGTTCCTAACAAATCAGAAATTTGTTTTGGTCCAACTACAATGTATCTTGGAATTGATGGATCAACATTTCCGCTATCTAAGATTTCTTTAGTATTTCTTAGTTTAGCAATAGTTAATCCGTCTGAGCCAGCTTCTGTAATCTTTTGTGCAGAAGGTAAAGCAGTAGCGGTGCTACCAGTTTCGCCTGTGTACGCAGTTCCAGAAACGGCTGTAATGATCTCATCGTCCATAGCTCTGCCTAATGCGTAAGCAGCTGCCATAGCGTATGAGCTTGTTGGATCGATCAAAGTACGAACTTTATCTTGATTGTCGATAAGGTCAGCGTACTCATAATCAACCAACGATACTCTTCTTCTAGCGTGTGGAGTGTCGATCTGCGGAGTATCAGCATGTCTTGTCAATCGTTTCTGTGCAGTTGCTACACCTACTTGATCGAAGAATGCGTTTTTACCCACAACAGTTTCAACATCAACAGCACCTCTTAGAAGAGAGCCTTTTTGTTGTGATAGCATTTGCACATTATTTGAATATTGCTGTACAAACGCTGTAGTAATAAATGATGACATTTATTGCTCCTTTGTTGTTGGTTAATGTTTGAAGATCGATTTGATTTTCCTCTGGCGAGGATCTCGTCTTTGCGTTTTAAGTCTGCAATTAGACTTTTTTCTTAGAGGTCTTGCAGGTGCAAGGTTTTCTCTTGGAAACTTGTTGAACCCAATCGAAATACTTTTGTGCTGTAGGCAACGGATCTTTACGCTCATTTTCTGGCGCAAACTCAGTTGCAAATCGTAAGCACTCTAAAGCTACTTCTTCTTGCGTAAAAGGTTCTTTAGCCATTGAGTTGCTCTCTCAATTTATATACTTCATCCACCGCTCTTTTGTGGTTCGGATGTGATTTCTGCCAGTACGCAGAACCTTCTTGAGTAAGCTCTTCAATTTGTTTTTGAATTTCGGAAGCAGTCATATATCCAATGCCATCGCCTTTAACGATTTCATCTTCGGATAACTTGTCTGCTAAATCAGAAAAAGCTTTAATGACACTTAGATTATCACCTAAACGTGAACCATCCTGGAGCAAAGTATTATTTAAAAATTCTTCGCCTAATGTTGAGGTTGCTAATCGTTTAGCTTGATCTAATCGCTTTGCATACTGTGGTCCAAATTGTTTTTTTAATTCAGCCTCGGTTTGCATTTGTGTCTGCTCTGCATTACTTTCCAAACTTTGCATTTGGTTCATGCTCATTTCATTATAAAATTTAATTAGACTTTCTGCTTGTTGTGGCAGCAAACCTAATTTATGTGCAGTCGCATTAAATGCTTTTAGTTGCTCAGGATGAATTTCCTCTTCTTTAAAAGAATATTTATATCCATCTGGAGTTTCTGGAGCGCCAAGTCGTTTAAACACTTCCTTCCAGTCCTCCTCTGTAGCATGCTTATTCGGAACAGGAATTTTATCTGCTCCCACTAATTTTTGTGCATGAAGATAACTTTTAACTAAGTCCTCCATGTTATTAAAATTTTGTAGAGATTTCTCTTCTCTAAAACTTTCAGGAATTAAATCTTTAAAATTAACTTCCTGGTTACT